CTGGGCGTAGCGGTATTCCTGCAAAGCGTCGGTCGTGACGTGAATCTTGTTCGCCGTGTCGGCCAGCTCGTCGGCGTACTGGGCCGCCGCCAGGGCGCCCGCCAGGGCCGCGCTGAAGGCTCCGATGCCGGCCCCCGCCGCCAGGCCCGCCGGGCCCAGGGCCTCCAGGGCCCCGCCGAAGACGCCCAGCCGTCCAGCCCCGGCGTCCAGGGCCCGCTGCCGCGCATCGCTGACGATATTGTCCAGGCCCCGGCCAATGTTCGGATTGCCGAGGGCGCTCTCCATCCGCCCGCCCGACTTTTCCATGTCGGCGGCGGCGGCCCGGACCCGGGCCTCAGCCTTCTTCAGGGTCGTCTCGAGCGACTTGATGTTCGCGTCGATCGACAGCAGCAGGGCGTGTTCGTCGCTTCGGGCCATCGGCCGTCACCCCCTGGGGAACATCTCGCGGATCAGCTTCCGGGCGGGCCGGAGGATGCGGGCGCGCAGGCCGCGCCGGCGGGATCGGTAGGTGGGCCAGAAGAAGGGCTGGGCCGGGACCCGCCCGCCGTCCTTCGTGTTGTGGCCGAACTCGACGTAGCTGCCGTAGTACCGGCCCTTCTTGTCCTGGGCCTTGACGATGATCCGCCAGGCCGCCGGGCGACCCTGGACGGGATAGGCCGTCACGCTGTCGCGCAGCTCGCCGGGGCGGGACTCAAAGTCGGAGACCGGGGCGGCCCGCTGGATCGCGGCCACCATCTCCTCGACTTCCTTCTTCAGCTCGCTCTCGACCGCCTCGCGGACCTCGGCGGAGAAGCGGTTCATCCGCGCGATCCGCTTCTCGAGGTTCGTCATCTTGGCCATCAGCTGATCCCCCGCTCGACCGCCGCCCGGAACTCTTCGTCGGAAGGGGCGTCCGGGCCCTTGGCCGGCAGGTTGGCCGCCTGCCAGCCCTTCCAGGCGGCGGCGAACTGGTAGGGCTCCCAGGTGTCGATCTCGGCGGGCGAGTAGCCCATGGCGCCCGCCGCCCGGTACAGGTCGGTGAAGCGGGTCTTGCCGTTCGCCAGCGGCGGCGGACCCTTCAGGTCCCCGCCGCCTCGGCCTCCCCCGGGGGTTCGGGCTCCATCTCGTCGGGCAGGCCGGTGATGGCTTGAAGGACGATTCCCAGGGCCAGGGGGGCGAAGACCAGAAGAGGTCCCTCCCCGGCGGCTATGGCTTCGTCAAAGACCTTCTTGACCAGGGCGCCGGCCTCGGTCGAGGTCCGCCCGCCGCCGATCAGGCCGTAGAGGATCGGGGCCCGGACGTCGTCCAGGCGGGCCCGCCCCAGGGCGCCCCGCGAAATGGCCGACAGGAGGCCGCCGGCCTGCGCCGCCACCCCCGCCTCGACCAGCGAAGCCAGGGGGGCGATCCGGGCGGCGATCTCGCCCAGGCCCGCATCGCAGGCCTTCTCGACGTCGCGCCACTCGCCGACGCGCAGCCGGAAGTCCTGCTCTTCCGTTCCGAACTGGTGCCGAATCATCAGGGGTTGGCGGTCCAGGTGAAGACGCCGGCGGGCACCAGGGTCAGGGTGACCTCCTGGTAGTCGCCCCGGTCGCCCGAGACGTCGAAGTCCTTCAGCAGGAGCTTGCCGACGCCTTCCCAGCCGCCGTTCGCGCCGGTCTCGTTCTGGCGGATCTTGGCGTTCTTCGGGGCCGCCGACTGCAGCCACTGGATGTAGGCGAAGACCGAGGTCTTATCGACCTTCCCGGTCCCCGAGATCGTGAAGTCGATGGACTTGGCCTTCCGGACGATCTTGGCCGGCTGAGACGGGTTATCGCAGTCCGGGACCTCGGTCTCGGTCATGTTCGTGACGAAGGACAGGCTCCGCGCCATGTTGATCAGGCACGGGTGCGTGAAGACTTCGGTCGTGGCGCCGTTGCCGATCAGGATCAGCAGCTTCTCGCCTTCAATGATGCCGACTTCGGCCATGGTGTTCTCCTGGGATCTAGGCGGCCACGGGGGCCAGGCGGTAACGGAAGGTCACGACCGAATGGCTGGTCAGGCCGTCGGCGTCGGTCAGGTGCTGGGGGCCGGTCTCCACCTCGTGGCCGATGACGCCGAAGCCGGCTACGGCCAGCTTGACGTCCAGGGCCTCGCAGACGGCGGCCATGATCGTCTTGGCCTCCACCTTCCCGACCTTCCGGCTCCAGACGTGAACCGTGACGAAGATCGAGCTGGCGTCGTGGCAGGCGTCGGCCTCGGAAGTGACCTGGTCTTCGCCGATGGCCACGTAAGGAAAGCTGGCGGTGAGCCGGCCGTTCTCATCCTGGGGCACGCGGTCATAGACCCGGGGCGAGCCGTTGAAGGCGGCCTCCAGGGCGGCGTAGACGGCCTCCTGGACGGGCAGGCTGGGGTCCTTCATTCGGCGACCCCCTGTTCCAGCTGGATCAGCAGCCAGCGGCGGTCGCCGTCCAGGTCGCCGCTCCAGCGGATGTTGAAAACCCGGGTCGGGTCCCGGACGTCGACGACCCGGTCGCCCGGGGTCAGGCTGCGGGTCAGGTTGGACGACTGGACCCAGAGGTCCCAGCTGGCCCGGCCCTGCAGGCGTCCGGCCAGCACGGTCTCCAGGCCCCGCGTCGGCTTCAGGTCGGCCCGGGCCTCGCCCAGGCGTTTCCAGTCGCCCTCGAAATTGCCGAATCCGTCGGCGACTTCGGCCCGGCGCTCAAACCGGACCCTGTCGCGAAGGTCGAAAGAGCGCACGGCCTCAGGCGCGCCAGTAAGGGTCCGCGACCAGCTCGGCGGCCTCGGCCCGGGTCGGGGCCTTGATCTCCACCGCGCAGCCGGCCTGGACCGCCGCAGCGGCGGCCTCCGTCGGGACGTTCACGCGCATGCCGGCCTTGTAGGCGATCCGCCACATGGCGCCCTCCGGCCCCCAGTCGAAGTCCTTTGAGAGCTCGATCCACATGGCGGTCATCCGATCCAGGAGAGGGCGCGGCGGGACAGGATCTCGCGCACGCCCAGGGGAACTTCCGGCGAGCCGTCGCCCTGAACCGAGGGGTTGGCGTACCAGTGCGCCGCCAGCATCAGCACGGCCCGCTTCAGCAGGGGGTCCGGGCTGGCCGGGCCGGCGGTGAAGGTGATCTTGACGGCCCCCGTCGCCGGCTGGACGTCGGGCCAGTCGCCGCCGACCGCCGGGGTGATCCGGGCCGGACGGGCGTCCAGGTCGATGCGCAGGGCGGTCAGGTTCAGGGTCTGGACGTCCCCGGCCCGGTCCAGCCAGGTCACGCCGGTGACCGCGGTCACGGGCTGCAGGGGGATAGAAATGACGCCGTCCGCCGGAAAGTCGTCCAGGCTCAGCCGCCAGGTCGAAGGGCCCAGGGCCTGGCCGATGCCCGACGGGCCCTCGACAAAGCCCTGGGCGACCTCGACCAGGTCATCCATCAGATCGTCGTCGTCGTCAAAGTCCACCCGCAGGTGCGACTTCAGCTCGGCGAGCGTCACAATCGACGCCGAGGGCGTCGTCGCGGTCAGGCGGGCGGCGGACGGGGTCACGGGATCCGGCGGGCTCAGGCGGCTTCGGGGGCGGCTTCGGCGGGGGCCTCAGCCTGCGGGCGCGGGTCGGGCTGGGCCTTTTCGGACTTGCCGACCGCCTCGGCATCGCCCGAGGCGACCAGGGCTTCGCCGTCCGCCAGGTCGTAGACCTCGCCGCAGGCCAGCTGCCCGCCAGGGGGGGCGAAGAGGACTCGAACCTTCATGAGGTTCTCCGTTTTCGATATCAGGAAGGGGAAGCGGAGACGGGCGTACCCGCCCCCGCCGTCGGTGACCGTCGCCCCAAGGGGGCGGAGGGCTTAGGTCGCCGAGTTCGCGTAGAACTTGACCGCGTTCACGTCGAGCATCTGCCCGCCATGGCGCGACCAGGCCAGGAAGCCGACCTGGCCCTTGCGCGTGAAGGGCGAGTCCGTGAACCGGAAGACGGTCACGTCCATGGCGTCGCGGATGGTGTAGAAGCTGAAGTCGCCGAAGAGGATCGACTTCGCGTTCGCCGCCATGACCGGCACGTCCTGGTTGATCACGACCGGGCTGCCCAGAAGCGTGTCCGGCATACCGCCGGGGACGCCCGTCTCGTAACCGGGGACGAAGATCGGCCGGTTCTGGCTGTCCTTCAGCTTGCGGATCGAGCGGAGGGTGAGGTCGTTCATCATGAACAACTCGTTGCCCAGGGCGCGGTAGGCCGGATCCACGGAGTGCTGCAGATCCACCAGGTCGTCATAGGTGACGGTCAGGGTCTGGCCCGTGGCGCCGGTCTTGCCGGCCGAGGTCGCCGTGATGACGCCGTTCGGCTGGCCAGAGCCGGTGCCCGTGGTGAAGTGGGTGTTGGTGATCCGGCCCAGGCGGGTCGCCAGGCGGGCGCGGATCAGGGCCTCGACGTCAATCGAGGTGTCCTGCAGCAGCTCGTAGGGAACGCTCACGACCTTGGAGCTGTACTTGAAGGTCGAGAGGGTCCGCACGCCGAAGCTGGGGTCGAGGTCCGTGGCGGAGGCGTTCTCCGCGAGGATCTCGCCGACTTCGGAGGTGCCGTCCGAGGTGGGGAAGTTGATCGGGTTCCCCTGGGCGGTCTGGATGACGTTGGCGACGGCGCGCATCCCGCCGAAGGCCTTCATGGCCTCCACGACCGACCGGGCCACTTCCGTGGCGACGGTGAAGCCGCCTTCGGAGTTCGTGGTCGTCGACATGGTGTTCTGGACGACCGCCAGGTCGGCGGCGTTCAGGGCGGAGTCGCCGCCGCGAAGCCACTTCTGGTAGACGGCCCGGGGGTCGGCGCCATTGTCGCGGGCGGCGCGGGCGATCGCCTCGCCGGCGCGGTCCTCGAGGGCCTCGGCGGCGATCTTCTCGTACAGCTTTGAGCGACGGGCGACCTCGGCGTCGATGTCATCGAGCTGCGCCATGCCGGCGTCGTAGAAGGCCTGGTCCTCAGGGGTCCAGGGCTTGCCCGACTCCATGCGGTCGTTCAGTTGACGGGAAAGGGCGCCCCGCTGTTCGCGGAGGTCCTGAATGGTCTTGTTCATGGGTGGGTCCTCGGGGGAGAAGCCGGGTATCTCCCGGCGGGGTGTCTGCTTGCGCCGGAAGCGCTCAGGCAGCGGGGGAGAGCAGGCGGACGGCCAGGCGGCGCTTCCGGTGCTCGTGTTCGAATTGCGGGTCGGCCTCGGCCTGGGGCTCGGCCTGGGGCTCGCCGGGCGCCTTAGCGAGGCCCGTGAAGGTCTTGCCGGCGTTTGTCGCCGAGAACTCGGCC